TGGCGATACTATCAAGATCGGTGCACAGCTTTTCCGGGTTATGACCCGTACCAGCGACACCGCAGCTACCGTGCTGCCTGCGCCGACTACCGCCATCAGCGGTGCTACCGCCTATATCTGGCCTGGTACCTACGAAGGTGAGTCTAATCCTTCCACCACTCCTCGCAAGCCTGGTGTATTCCCCTATCAGGGTCTGATGAGCGTGGTGACCACAGGTATCGTAATCGTACAAGTCGACTCCGGTTCTACTTTTGCTGTAGACGACGCTGTCTATTCCACTACTTCCGGTACTGCTTCTAGCACTGCTGGTGCTGGTGTAATCCTCGGTCGTGCGCTAGATGCCATCGGTACCGCTGGTGCTGGTCAGTATATCCGAGTGAAGCTCGGTAACGAAGCTGGAGCTTGAGGAGAGTAACTAATTATGATGAATCTTGATCAAGTTCGGGTAATTGACCCGATTCTAACTCAACTAGCTCAGGGATATAAAAACGCAGACGGCGTCGCAACTTTCTTTGCACCCAGTGTGTCAATGAATCTTCGCGCTGGCCGTACTCTGGTTTTTGGTAAAGAGGCTTTTGCCGCTCAATCCTTCCTGCGTGCACCTGGTACTAATATCCAGAAGATCCAAAACGAGTTCGGCACTCGTAGCTTTGCGCTTCGTCAAGAAGCCATTAGCTGGCAGATTGCTGAAGAAGTAGCTGCCGAAGCCAAAAATGGTGCCGCTGCTATTGATCTTCGTGCTTATGCTGCAAAAGACGCCGCAAACCGTCTCATGCAGAGCTGGGAAATCCAGGTAAGTGAAAAAGTTCTAGACGTAACCCAATACGAGACTGGCAACGTTCTTAATCTGGCTACTTATAACAGTGGTGCAGATCAGTTTAACAGCCCGACTTCTGACGTTGAGGTTCTACTTGACGACATGAGAGAGCAAGTACGTTCTCAGGTCGGTGTCTATCCGAACAAGATGGTACTGTCCCCCGATGCCTTTAACGCCCTGAAGCGTAACAAGCGTATTCGTGACTTCATGCAGCGTGGTGTGCTGGTGAATGAGAAGACCCTCGCCGAGATCTTTGGTCTTGACGAAATTCGTGTCGCTCGTCGCCTAAAGCTCAATCAGGCAACTGGTGGTCTGGAGAATATCTACAACAACGTAGCCCTTCTTTTCTATCACCCCAGCGGTGCTACTGATGGTTTCACTCCCGCTCTCGATGCGAACTATGGTACTCCCGCTTTTGCGTACACTTATACGCTGGCTGGTTATCCTATTTCAACCCCTGAGCGCTTCAACATGGACCGTCGTGTTTTCGAAGGCGACATCCTTGTAGAACGCTCTTTTGAGTTGGTAGGCATGGGTGAGACTGGCAGAGTTGGTGCTGGTGCAGTGTTCCTAAATCCTGTTGCTGCGGCTTGATTTAGTGTCAAACTAGTACAGGTTTTCCGGCCCGCCCCAAAGGCGGGCTTTTTATTGTCAATTCTAGGATTGTGTTTTTGGCGTTGAAAGCTCTATAGAAGTAGTGAGCATGGCCCAATACACCCCGCCTCCCGACGCATACGGTGTCGCTAACAACTGTACACCGGCTACGGCAGAATATTTCATTGAAGTCTTTGGCTTTAACGAAGCTCTGGAGCTATCCCGCCTCGAAGATCCGACCGCAAATACTATAAATTACCAGCGTATTAACGTCGCTCTTAACGACGCGGCTCAACTAATAAATAACTATATCGAAACTGCCCCGCCGCAGGGAAAACTACTCATTGCAGGGTCGTACCGCAGGACTCAGGCCATACTCGCTCGCTGGTACCTCGACACTCTCCGCCCTCGACAACAGGTCGTAGACGCCGCAGAAGCCGCCCTCAAGCAGCTTGACCTATGGGCTGCTAAAGCGTCTCCGTCGTCCGGTATCAAGTGGCAGGAGGCCTACAGATACTGGGGCAGCGCATGTGCGATGACGATGTCGAACACCCAACGCGACCGCGCGTTTACCGACGCGTCTCTGGCAAGGTGGGAAATGCGGTGGGGTACCAATAACCGTTGGAATCCGTACAAGAGAAAAAGTGCGCCGGTTATTGATAACGTCACGCCCAGACAGCCTAGCGGCGACCTGGACCGGCAAAACGTCACGTTGATTGGCGATAGCACATTGGAAATGAATCAATTGTTCGATAGCCTGGAGACTACCCGCGACGTTGCTAGTTTCGCCGATACCCAAAACGCGGCGACACCGGTCGAAGGTGATGTACTTGTTGTCGAAAACACCGATGGCGACATCACCACGTACGATGGCGGCCTGCAGGAGGCCGATACATTCTGATGTTGATGCATCGTTACGAATAGTTTCTACCAACCGTCTAACACTTTACCGCTATGTGGACATCTGACGAAAACCAGGTTTATGGCTACGATCCTTTAATTCCAGGGATGCCGGGAGGATCGAGTATGATCACAATCATCCCGAATTCCGGGAGTACGAGTTGTGGCTACAATACCAGCGGGTTGCAAGGGTTAACGCACTCCAGTTTCGGTGTGTTTCCAGACAGTACACCTTACAAACAGACCGCCAGTGAGTTGCGGCAGTATATCGTAAATCTTGAGGCGACTAGAAGGTTACGCGATCTTGCCGATGTTAATTTTCAACGCTCCCCGCAGCCCGGGGATGTCTTAGCGTATAACTACACTACCGGACTATGGGAATTACTCGACTTTGTCTCGGGTGGCGAATTCTGACCACGTGCCATTGTCGGTTGAGTAATATACCCGTTTGATGCCGGACTCGAAAATTGCGAGTTGACACACTGGACATGGTCGGGCGAGACAAAGCTCACCTTGCCTATTAACACGTCCGACAACCAGAGTATCGCAAGTAGCCGCTTTAGGGTTCAATAGCGCCCGTAACTCGGCGTGTAACGACACACGATACGGTTGACCAACACGATCCGCAAGCCTAGATTGCATCGGGTGAGTCTTACCAAACACATTCGTGGAACGTATAACAATTCGTCCTTTACGAAGCAAGACACAGGCTACGCGCCACCGGGAGTCAGTAGCTAGTGCCATCGACACGATAGTTTTTTCAACTTTGTCGCTTACCACCTGACGAACAAGTTCCGAACCATTTGCTTGAGGCGACTGAGTTTGCGTTGATGCTTTTCAGCTTTTCTGATAACTTTTTGCGCTTCGCTACGTGTCGTAGCTGTTTCCGCTTGCATCATGCGTTGGATGAGACGGTGTGTGTGGTGTTTGACGTCCTTCATTCAATGATCCCTGCGAACCTCATGCAAATCTCGCCCCACTCCAGCACGTCACGATCGCGAAAATAAGTGGAAATTGGAACTTCTCGGTCCAAAACGCGTTCACCTGTGTCGACATGTTCCATGCGTAAGTAGCCGTAGGTGTCTGCCTGCGCAAGCACATAACAATGATAGATGCCGTCCAGGTTATTCTCCCAGACGATTTGAGGTTCGTGAGCCATGGCAAGAGGTTTCGTTGTTTCCGGATCTGCATCCTAACAGTGCTTTCAACAGAAACGCAGCCATTAGGGTACCAAGGGCGAACGCGGCCATGAAATTTAAGGTTAAAAGGATGGTGGTAAGGACATAGGCTAGTACGCTAGCGTCCATAGGCGTTGAAAGCTATAAAGGGTGTTCATACCCTGACACGATAGCATGCTGCTCGAGATCGAAAACCAGCTTTACCGCAAGGTCCACGAGACTCTGGGCCAGAGCGCGGTCGTGCTTCGACTAGCCGAGGAGCTCGATCAGTCCGGTCGTGTGGCCGAGCAGGCAATGATTATTGTGTCGTTTACTGGCGGAAATACTGATAACCCGAACAAAGGAGCGTACATTCCAACAGTTCGGAAAAGGACGCTGACGTATACATTGACGCTGGTTCAAAAGCAAACTCAGCGCGAAGGACATTCGTTCTGTTTGCCAATTCTCGACCTTTTAGCCGATGCGGTAACCGGATGGGTTCCCGAAATCCCGGGCCTTGAATTCCAAACCGGATTTGAGTTGGGACCGGAAAAATTCGTCCAAGTCACCCCAGAATCCTCTCAATTTATCTACGAACAGACCTATACAATCGAGGTTCTGATGGCGGATGGTAGGTTTTACTCTCAGCCCTGCGCCGCATTCGATCCGGTCAAAGTGGGAGATTTTCTGCCGATACGCAAGTGTCTAGTTACACCGGGAGAAGAAAGCCGGCAAACCGGTCTTGCGGTGTGGCGTCGGACACTGGGACCGAATACAGTTCAACGGTATGTAGTCGAGGACATCCGCTGTGGCCGGACGATCGGGGACAACTTGACTGTTACATGTACAAATCCTGGTGATGGGACTGCGACCTATACGTTCACCCCTATTACCGCTATCCGTCCGGACGGTACTCTAAATACCGGACTCCAGGTGACCGGTACCCTGACCGATGTGTGGAAATGTACAAGAGAGGGAATTAAGGACGGCAGAGACATACCACCCTGGTTTAAAATCAATCTTGATATGGGGCTGTGGCGTAACGCGGCTGATACTGTGCCTAATACATTGCCAGAAACAAGTTCGTATCAACCTCTTGCATTAGAGCCCAATCGTAAGTACAATGAGAAAAAGGTAACCTAGCCTTCATTCTCGTTTCGTCCCTCGCCACCTCCTCCCCATGGAAAAAGAATTTCTTGCCGTATTGACCTCTCAATACAATTTAGCCGGTGCGGCTAAACTCGCTCATTGGAACTCAGTCGGAACCGACTTCTATCATTTCCATCTGCTTTTCGAACGTGTATATAACATGATCGATGAGAAGATTGATGTTGTAGCAGAACAAGCTCGCGGCAAAAGTGTCGAAATTACTGCTTCGATCTTTACGGAAGTGCCTGAAATTGATTGGGATACGTGTCAGGAACTAGCTGACGAAATTCTTAAGCTTGTGGATAAGCTTCAAGAGTCGTTAGACGAACTCCACAAGAAAGCTGATGACAAGAGTGAGTACGGCATTTTAAATGTTGTCGAGGATATTATGTCTGACGTAAATTCCGCACGTTATCTACTTGGTTCTGTTAATAGTAAATTTTGACAGAAGAGGGGAGGCCTAAGCCTCCCCAACCATCAGCTTAGCTGATTCTCGTATAGCAGACGCTGGCTACGCCGGACGAGGGTGACGCGATACGGGAAAAAGCTCCGTGAGACAAATCAAGAATTCGATTGCCATGGTACGGTCCTCGGTCGGTGACAGTAACAACGATTGAGCGACCATTGCCTGGGTTGGTGACCCTAATCCGACTGCCTAGAGGCAGCGAACGATGGGCGGTAATGTTCGCTCCGGGGTCCATAGGACGACCGTTAGCCATTGTTTGCCAGGCATAGCCATCCCCCACGCCATAGTGGCTTGTGAGCCCGCAGCGGGACGCTGCGTGGGCAGGAAGGGGAGTAGTTAGGCCAGTAACCAGTGTTGCTAGTGCGAGAAGTTTACGCATGATGTTGTTGCAAAGGACAACGAAAACGACACGGTGGCGAGGCGGAGACAGAAAGTAGCTTCCTGTTCCCATTACCCCCGCTCGGTCGAAATCGCGACACCGGACAAAACGGACGTATCCGCAGAGGTCGGTGGTTTGGCGGATGTGAAAAGAGGGGGACAAGCCCCCTCATCCGCTTAAGACCAGTTTAACACGGAAACTCGGCTTACTCAGCCCGCTC